TCCGAACCCGGTCTGGTCTATCGAGGCGCATGTGAAAAACGAATATCAGGGCCTTGCCAGCACATCACGTCAGAACGGGCAGAACCCGGCTGCACTGGTCTATGGTCAAGCGGTTGCGCGCGGTTATGTGGCCTCGCAAGATCCACCTGCGGATGATCCAAACCCGCAACCTGCGCCCGCACCTGAAAACGCCCCGGCTCAGCAGCAGCTTGAGGCGATCAAGAAAGGCCAGCAGGCTCCGAAAACGACACGGGGCAGCGGCGGCGCGACAGCATCGGGAACTGTTACCGAGGAAATGCTGAACAACGCCAAGACAGACAAAGAGTTTAACGAGCTTTGGTCGCGGTACGAGAAACAATACGCGTCATAGTTTGTTCATCGGGTGCCGACTGCCCGCAATAGTCGAGATTCGCTACGGCCTGCGTCAAAGCCGATTCCGCCCGCTCACGGCGTCAAGTGAAGCGCTTTCCCTAGAAATTTAATCAAAGAGAAGCATCATGGCTGAAACCGTTTTTGGCGTTAATTCGCCGGAGACGAATAAGGTCTGGTCACGCAAACTCTCGATTGAAGCGCTGAAGAAAACTTACGTCGGCAAATTCATCGGGACGGGTGCCAGCTCCCTTATTCAAGAAAAGAAAGACCTCAAGAAGACTGCGGGTGACCGCATTCGCTGCACTCTGCGCACTTTGCTTAACGGCGAAGGTGTTCAGGGCGACGCCATTCTTGAAGGTTCAGAAGAATCCCTCACGACCTACACTGATGACTTGCTCATCGATCAGGTCCGCCACGCGGCGGATGCTGGCGGGCGCATGTCACAGCAGCGTGTTCTGATGAACATGCGTACCGAGTGTCGTGATGCGCTGTCGGACTGGGCTGCTGCCCGGATGGACCGCTGGTTCTTTACGCAGATTTGCGGGTATACCGGCGGATCTGTCACCGAGCATGGCGAAACCTATGATGGCACAAGTTCCATCTATACGGGTAACAATGCCACGCTCGCACCATCGACCAATCGTCACTTTTTCTCTGAAACCGGCGCGACCGCTGACGAGGATCTGGACAGCACGGGCGATGACATGGCTCTGAGCCTTCTGGATGATCTGAAAGTCGAGGCTGAACTGGCCTCACCGATGATCAAGCCGGTCATGTATCAGGGCGAGAAACTGTATGTGGTGTTCATCCACCCACGCCAGGAGCGTCAGCTCCGCGCCGAAGTCGGCACGGCGGGTTGGTATGACATTCAGCGTGCATTGCTTGAAGGTGGAACTGGCAAGAGCCAGAACCCGATCTTCAAGGGCGGCGCTGGCATGTACAACAACATGATCATTCACACCTCTTCGCGGGTCACTCAGGGCGTTAACTCGTCCACGGGTGCGGCAATCAGCACTGTGCGTCGTGCGGTTCTGTGCGGTGCTCAATCAGCAGTGATCGGCTTTGGTCAGGGTGACAGCTTCGGAAGCTGGAACTGGGCTGAGGAAGAGAAAGATTATGCAAACAAGCTTGGCGTTGCGGCTGGGTGGATCGGTGGCCTGAAGAAAGCTCGCTATAACAGCGAAGACTTCGGCACGATGGTTCTCTCAACTTATGCGCCAGCAGGATAAGGAGGGCTTGATATGGCTGTAGGAACCACTGGTCTTCAGTATCAGACCAAGCAAACGCACTTCCTGCGCAAGGATGTCAGCTACACGGATGACGGCACGACCGTTACTGTGGGCAAGCTGCCTCCCGGCGCGATTGTAGTTGGTGCAGGCGTGGTTGTGTCCACGGCGTTCAATGCGGGTACGTCCAACGTGCTTGACATTGGTACGTCAGGTGACGGGGACGGTTTTGCGACCGATCTCGCGCTCGGCACAATCGGCAATATCGTCTGGGACGAACTGGCGACATCAAATGACCTGTATTCTACGGGCGAGGTTACTGTGACGGCGGCGGTTGCGTTGTCTGGCACAGCGGCCACGGCGGGAACGGGTCACGTGTATGTCGAGTTTATCCCGGCTGATCCGGCAGTTGCTGCTTCGTAAATGAGCACTTTTGCCACGCTCAAAGCTCGTGTTGCGGATGAGTTGAACCGGTCTGACCTAACAAGCCAGATCGCAACTGCCGTGACACGGGCGATTGAGTATTATGCGAGAGAGCGGTTCACGTTCAACGAGGGCCGCTCTACCGCTGCCACGGTTGCGGATAATCAGTATGTCACGTTTCCATCCGGCTTGCGGGTGGTTGATGGCGTATTGGCGACTATTGGCAGTAACACCTATCCGCTTGTGCGGATGGAGTTTGATGAAATGGAGGCTTGGCACGGCGCGACGAACACGACCGGCCAGCCAATAGATTTTTCAGTTCGTGATGGTCAGTTCCGGATCTATCCGACCCCGAACCAGGCTTACACGCTGACGGTTCTGGGTATCTATGACCAGTCTGCTCTGAGCGATGACACAGACACGAATGATTGGTGTACGGGACTTGCGCAGGATCTGATCGTCGCGCGGGCAAGATACACGATCAGCCGCGACATCCTGTTTGATCAGGAGGGCATGACCCATGCTCGATTGGCAGAGGTTGAAGCGCTGAAAGAGCTGCGCGGTGAGAGTGAGCAGCTGACCTCTGATGGCAAAGTGAGTGCAGGCTGGTGATCAAGATCAGCCCGCAAGCCCCGTTATGGGCTCGCCAGTTAGTGACAGACATTAACCGCGAATTGAACCGCTCTGGCCCTGTGAGGCTTCCAGAGTTTGCCGACAGCGCGGCTTTGCCCTCTGCCAGCGATTACCGCTCTCACGCGGTGTTCAAGAAAGACATAGACATGATTTGCGTTTCCGATGGCACGGATTGGCGAAGAGTTGATACCGGAGCGACTGTATAATGGCTTCTAGTCCTAGCGCCCTTTTGAATGTCGAATTGCAGGCATTAGGCGAAAACCTTAACACATGGGGCGATAACAAGCTGAACGATGCCCTCAGCCGTCTTGAAGAGGCGATTGCAGGGCATGTTTCGATTGCGGTTGAGGCCGATGTTACGCTGACCAGCACGGACTATGTGCAGAACCAACATCGTTATGCGATGCTGACTTTTACCGGGTCAGGCGGTTTCGACATTATCTGCCCGGCGACATCCAAGCTCTACCTTGTCAGAAACAATGCTTCAGCAGCGGTGACATTCACCCATAATGCGGGCGGGGACGAAATTGCGGTTGCAGCCGGTGCGATCAAATGGGTGGCCACTGACGGCACTGATTTCTTTACCGCAGAGGAAGAAGACTACCTGCTTTTGACAGGTGGGACGCTAACAGGCGCTCTAACGCTCTCAGGCGCTCCCACAAGCGATTTGCACGCCGCAACTAAGGCGTACGCTGATTTGATGATCCCGCTTGCTGGTGGCACGCCTACGGGCCTTGTCAATTATGCGTCGGATCTGTCTGGAAGCTTCGTTGATCGATCACTTGTCGATAAGGCTTACGTCGATGGCGTTGCGCTGGGATCGGTCAGCGTCTCGTTTGACTGGGATGATGTCACGAACAAGCCCACCACGATAAGCGGCTTTGGCATCACGGATGCTTACACGCAGACCTATATCGATGCGAATTTCCAGCCTCTCGATGCCACGCTGACAGCTCTTGCAGGCCTCACCACAGCAAACGGTAACATTATTTATGCCACGGGTGCGGATACGTTCTCACAGGTTACATCGACAGCCTATGGGCGAAACCTTCTGACGAGCGATATTGTTGAGATGAGCGGGGACGTGAACCCGGCTGTCAGCGGCAAGATCTATCAGCCAGACAGTACGACATCCGCCCGCACGATTACGCTCCCTGCAAGCCCGTCTGACGGTGACTGGATCATCGTCACGGACACCAAGGACGCGAACTGCGGAACCAATGCCTGCGCGATTGCCCGGAACGGGAAGACAATCAAGGGCGCAGCGAGCGACTTCAATGTGAATGTGAATAATGGCTGGGTTGAGCTGGTCTTTGACAGCGCCGCCGATGACTGGAAAGTGACGAGGTTCTACGCATGACCGATTTAAGCGCTCTTGGCTCAGGCGGGGGTGGGAACAAGCCATATCCGTCCGGTGTTCCATTGATCGGGCCTATACCAAATAACCTCGCAACGGGGCTTATTGCCGGTCATGACTACTTGTTGCCATTCGTTCCCCGCGCGGACGTAACGGTCGATAAGCTTTGGTGGTACCGCTACTCTGCCACAGCGGCCAGCATTTACATGGGCCTTGTGGATTCTAGCGGAAATCGGCTGGATGATTGCGCCGTCGATAGCGACACGACTGTCGGGATACACGAGGTTGACACAACCAACTTCGATCTGACGGCGGGTACCTGGTATGGGGTTATCATAAATCCGAGCGCGAGCAGTGTTGCGTCTGGCGACCAAATGGGATCGACGGATCAGGACCTGTCCGCTCAGATTGCGTACAATTACGCTCACCCTATGGATATTGGCCTGTTTGCAAGTGGCACATTCCCTTCAAGTGGTCGAACCCTGATGACTGCCCGCAAGTCGCG